GCTCTCTCATGAGAAGGAAACCCGGGATACGCGCTACCTATTCGGGTGGGTAGCTCGGTCCCCCGGTCACTTCTCTCACCCTCTCATCAATTGCCTTGAGAAAGCAAATCGAAGAGAGAGACCCACCGCATACGAATCCTCGTACGCGGTCTCTGCTTCCAGCCCGACTCCCAATGAACTTGGGGCGACGGACGTTCAGTGAAATACTGAAGCAAAGCAGAGTCGTCTTCAGTCGGGGTCCGCAAGCTCTTAGCGTAAACGCTAGGAACCCGGACCTCCTCCCTTTGCAGACCAGTGTTCCAGCGGGTTTGGAAGCCCTCCAGATCTGGCCGGAAACGGGAGTATAGACCGAAGACACCTGAACCGTAGGCCACGTAAGGAACCCGGAAGGGCAACTTACGCAGGGTCGACGTGAGGTATCTTGCAGTATGCAATAACATCTTTTTATAGAAGTTATTGCAGACCTGCACGGTCCGCACTACGGTGTCAGGGTCCCTCGTCACAGACCCCTTCCAGAACACTGGCGTCACGTTGACGCCATGGAAGGAATCAACACCACAACTTTCGCGGAAATTACTTCCCGCGAAAGACTTGTTAGTGTTGACCTTGAAACCAAGCGTTTCAAGCAAATCTGTGACTACACCCCTGGAGTCGATGGGTACGACAATGTCGTCCCCAAAGACGGCCACCTCCCCGATAAGGGACCTGATGGTTTCCATTGAAGGCTGCTGGTTACGACACCAAAGTGTCGCAGCAAGCGCTATCGACAGGAACATCAGGGACTCTACCGGAAAGGTAGTGGCGTTACCCATCGTTGCGTATTTACGCAACTGGTGCATCTCCCCGTTCGGGAGAAGTACCTGATGGGTACGTGTCGCAGCGAGGGCCTGGATCAGGTAAGGATTTACCCGAAACAGGCAGCTCACCGCACGGCAACTGACGCTATCTGACGCGTTGGAGAGATCCAACGTTGCCAGAGAGCCATCAGCTGAGCCACGCAAGCAGAGCATCTGGTTCAGGCTTTGGTCGCGGAAGCGAACAAATTCTGAAATCCAGGAGCTCTCGGTCCTGTCGCGGAAGTAGTGCCAGATGTTTTGCTGGCACCACATATTCGCAGCAGGCTCGCACGCGATTAAGCGCGGCTTCTCGTAGCTCTTAGGCACAGCGACCATCTTGGACCAGATTTCCCGGTCCTCGACATCAATGTGCCCAGACGCCCACGAACTGTAGGAATGGAAACCAAACCTACAGATCGGGAACACGGACTCAAGCCGAGGAGACCACGACAACCACTTATAGCGGTTGTCATAGGATCCTCTGTCTGAGACGGCGCCTGGCCCGTGCTTGTGCCTCCACTCTTCAGGGTCATAATGACCAAGAGTAGAGGTGACGATCCCGGATACTCGATCCAGGAAAGTCAAGAGGGCGGATTCTGCTCCTGTCCCGGATTGCGCGGTGGAGAAGGAACCTTTCCAGGTCCAATCCTCAGGCGCATATTGTCCAGGGCAGCACAGCCAGAGCCCAGAAGGCTCAGGAAGTGCAGAATCAGCAGCAACAAAGTCTTTGACTTCCTTGTCATAGGCTTCACTGCTACAGTTGACTGGAGCCTTCTTTCCGAAGCAGAGAATCTGCCTCAGGAAGAAAACGGCATCAGTGCAGCAGTCCTCACGCAAGACGCCAGCCTGAGTGAAAACGAGTAGGTAGAGTCCCCGAAGAAACTTCGGGATCACTACCGCCTCCGAGACTGTCGTTGAACACGGCAGCCCCGAGGGGATGTACTCGCCAGTGTCAAGGCATCTGTCAAGATGCTTTGCCACCTTAGGGAGATCCACCAAGAAAAGGTGGACACCCCTGGCCTTCACCCAGGTTCGGCAGGTGTCGACATCTCTGTCAAACTCCTGCTCGAGGGATGGGAACGTGCATTTCGCGTCCTCAATGAGGGCGAGAAACACACCCATGAGCTCATCATGCCTGTTAGCCATTTTACTCCTTTCGGTGTAAGTATGGCAGCACGCATGGCAAGCCCGTCAGAACGCGGCAGCGCTAGGCAATGCCTAGCTCTGCCAACCCATGAGGTTCGTGAGAGCCTCATTCGTCGACGCGGTCGCCCACGCACAGAGCCCTGACATTGGAGTCACGGCGATGTAGGCGGGCGGGGCCTCGAAGACGAAGTACGCCTTTTGGGTGTACTCGGGCGAGGTGTCCGGGACGGCGAAAGTCACCTGCGTGATCTCCACGTTGTGGCGATCGACAGGCAGCCCGCCGACTGTCGAACGGGTGTGCCGGATTTTCATCCGGTACTCCGCGGTCGACTCCCGAAGGTAGTACTCCGAAGAGTACGAATCCTGGTTAACCTTGACGAGGGTCTTGGACCCACCGGCAAAGGTAACCGCCTGCGTTCCGGCAAAGTTTGCCATAGAGCTCACTCACCTTTCACGGCCCACCTAGCAGGTGGGACGAACGGAGCGTATCGCTTTGCTACTCTACGAGTAAGCATTTCGCGATACTTTCGGTACCCACTCCCATATTGTGGGAGCTTCGGGAACCGAAGCGCCGCCAGAGAGGTGAGTATCGACCAAGTCCTCCCGGAAACGAGAGGACGGAAAGAGGGTAGAAAGGGAAGGATAGGGACGGCAACAAACCGTCTCTTTCTTTCGGTCCGCTCAATCGGGACACCAGAAATGGTGGCCCAAGAGGGCGGTGCCTGCGTGATAGCCCATTCGGTCCAAGCGACCGTATGTTGCATCACACAGTTCCCTGACCACGTACACGGGACTGAGTTATTGGTAGCAGCAATAACATTGCCAATACCATAAAACCAGTCGGCGAACCACGACCAAGGAGTCAACTCCCAGGCCGTGGCAAGGAGCTCATGGCTCGTAATCCCGAAGACGAGTTTCCTTGCGTAATC